TAACTGTACAGAGTCAGCAACATTACCCGACACAGATATTCTAGTTACATCAGAATAAAACGGTGCAACGTAATGCTTCATCCACGCAGGAAATATAAACATATCTCCTTCTTTAGGAAGAATAGATTGATAGGTAATGGCCTGTCTGTTTCCATCTCCATAAAGAAAAGATAAACTTCCGGGTCCACCAGATTTACCTTTATATTGTTCTTGTTCTTTTTTTATTTCCTCTGGTATCTTTAAAAAGATTACAAAGGATAGTTGATCCGAATGATCGTGAGGTGGATTGAACTCATGTTGTTTCATATAATTAACCCACAATGCAGTTAGCATATACTCTGGTTTACGTTCGTACGGATCTGATTTCCATTTCTGAAAAGCAACATCATAGATACCCAGACATTGCGCAATCTCAGGTAAATAATCTTCTTTCTTTTTGTATTCATACTCACCTTTAATTATTCCTGCAAGTTTAGTTGTGTAGTCTAGGTTTTCTTTCCTAGCCTCTTCTGCACCTGTTAATAATCTATTTCTAAAATTATCAGATATTTTTAATTGGCAGACACAAGGCCCCCAATTAAGAACACCATACGTTACTTTTTCTTCAGTCTGAGTTGGTATCTTTGTTTCAGTCATGGTTTCCTTTTATTATTTTATAATTGTCATACTCTTCTTGAACACGTTCAATATCTTTGCGTAAGCCTATCTTATCTGCTTCAAGAGTTAATATGGCCTTACCTGCCTTACGACATTGTCGTTGCAAGTATTCTTTTTGTTTCTTCAACGCTTCGTTTTCGTCTCTGTATTTTCTTACTTCTTCATACAAAGCAACTTTCTCAGCTTTCAGAGTTTCTATTTGATACCCTGCATCTTTTGTTTTTTCTGTCATTGTATTCTATGTATCCCGTTCTTATCGATAACAATTCCATCGACATCTTCTGGGTATACTTCTCCTTCCGAATCACATACACTACACTGAGCGGTGACTTCTTCTTTCGCCAACCTATAAGGTATTCGTACAAATCCATTTCCTTTGCATGTTGGACATATTACTTTATTTTTCTTTGACTTTTCCATTTAGTTTCCTCGCTTTCTCATTTACTAAAATACTAATAGTTTGTGATCTACTTAGAACTGTGTCTGGTTGTATTACTTTCCTTATCTTATCAATGAGATCATATGTTTTGTGACTCAGTGATACGTTTTTGTATTTAGTTATATCTGTCATGTGATATACTCCTTTCTTTGTTTAAACATAATATGGGATTTATCTCATACATTACAATAGGTGTCAATGAAATTTTTATTAGCCTTATCAATTTGTTCAAGTGTAATAGGTGATTGCATGCCTCCATTCAATTGGCATGAAACTTTTAGAACTCATTATGAATGTGTTCAATTTGGGTACTCTGAATCCAGTAAAAAATTAAAAGAAATGGGCATTGAAGAAGTTAATAAATATGGTGTTGTTGTAAGCTTTACTTGTACTTTAATTCCTGGAGTTAATTCATAATACGGAGTACAGATCTGTGTGCACTGTACTGTACCCCGTCCGGCTTTGGTCGCTACCCTTTCAGGTCATAGCTAACGTAAGTGACTTAGCGCGAAGCATTTGTATTGACGCCTACTCACCGGTAATCAATTTTGTATACACCCAATAAAATTTCCACTGTCATCATTCATGACGTGGGCATTAATAGGGTAGTCGTGATACGTTGTAAGTTTTAATCTTACTATATCACATAATTCAAAGAGGTTTAATTCTTTCACCACTAATGACATATGTTCCATCATCTGCTTTGTTAATGGAACTAACTGATATATTCCATCGTTCAATATTATGAGGTCCATTTGCAAACTCCTTTATTAATTTATACCACTGTTCTTTATACTTAGGATCTTTAGTTTTTTCCCACATTCTAGCGGCTTCATCTATTTTATTTTGCATTGTCCTCTTTCATATCCATTCCGACTCTTGTACCAAATGAGATTATTTTCTTGATCCCTGGTCCCTGTAGCTCGATACTTGCATAAGGTCTCCATGCTTTCTTCATCAAGTTTAACTCTAATACAAGATTAGACCACTGCTTCTGTGTTATGTCTTTACCTACTATCGTTATTCTTTTCATTTATAAGTTGTATCCTTTCTTTAAGCGTGTTTACGTAATCAAGTTGTTTATTAACCATATCAAAGTATGGACCTGGATGATTCATATCATGCTCGGTTTGGATCAACCGCTTTAATTTTTGATCCGCAACTTCTAACAAACTTTTATTATATTTTATTAGTTCTTTCATATCCTTAATATAGGATATTATGTTAGGTTTGTCAACGCCCTTGTCGATTATATTTTTTATAGCTTCTTTTTTTATTTTTATTCATACTAGAAAACTTAGGTTTTTTTCTCTGAGTTATACTAGTTTTTTTAGGTATTCTTTCGTGGGGTAGTTTATTTGCGTCAAACCTTGCTTTAGCCATTATTCAATCCACTCTTTTACAAAAGGCACGCCACCATCATCACGTGCTGTTATCACAGGTAAGTAAGTTATTTTACCATTAACATGTTGATGTAGATCTGCACCACAATTCATACATCTATATAATTCAGGTGTTAATCCAACTAACATAGTTAACTCGGTGCATGTAGGGCATTCACCATTTACAATTTCTGCTGTTAGTTTCATTATTGACAACTTAAACACTCATCACTGTCTTTGTCAAGATCTGCGAGAGCTTCTTGTTTGCAGTCATCGCTGCAAAACATATCTAATTCGTCCTTTGGTTGGAATTCTTTTTTACACTGTTTACAATTTTTCATTATTCTAATATTAACTTTTTAATTGAAAAAGATCCATCTATATTTGTCTCAAGTTCTGCCTTAGATTTTATGCACTGGTACTTTACGTGCGATTTAGCATCACGTCTAGCTGTACGCGCCCCTTTGAGACAATCAGACATTGACGTCTGGATACGTGCTTCTTTGATCTCTCCGTTAATTATCATAAGAAGAGCTACAACTACCTCTGTCATAATACTTTACCTTTGTTTGGTCCTTCTTTTATTCTGTACTTGTGTGTACCTGTACCATTAATCTCTACTTCTTGTTTTAAATCTTTTTGTAGACGATTATTAATAAGAGTTCTTTTCATCTCAGAAATATAATCTAAAACTTTTCTACTAATGCGTCCCATTTCCATTGGCTCTTACCTTATCTTTTAAATCTTCTATATCTTTTAATGCTTTTTCTAATTGATCTCTTAAAAATTCTATGTTGACTTTGTTAGTCATATTCATTTCTTGAGTTTCTTCCATCTTCTCGACACTTTTGTAAAGATCTTCCAATAAAAAATGTTGTTCCTGGTCCACGGGGACCTGTTCAGATTTTTTTAACAAATCATTTTCAAACAACTCACGTGATGTCTCTAACGATACTAATCTTGAAGTCAGCTCGGTATAGGCGAAGACGCCCATTGCGACGAGCACAATCAAACTAGCAACCGTCTTCATCGGCATCTGCACGCGTGCCTCTTCGCCGATATTGAGTGGTTTATCTCTCATCTAGGCACATACCCTGGTTCCACAAAAAGAGCCATTATGACAAGTAATATAATTAATATTCCGGTGAAATAATAATTCATTCCTGGCCACCTCTAATGTCATAACTAGAATATAACGGCCCCTAACACAAAACCAACTGCAGCACAGATTATCTCTGTTCTGTAGTGTAATTGCCAGACCATAAATTTGTTTTTGTATTTATTTATCATTGTCTTCCTCCAAGTTTTTAAGATCATAGTCGTACATACCTTTTTCATGTTCGTCTGTGATCCATTTCGCAGAATTTTCTACGGAGTATATTTTATCTGTTACTAATCTATTAATCAAGGTTTTGTTTGGGTCCACTCCCATAGAAGGATCATATATTTTTAATCTATTATTTGGCTGTATTGCGTAGTTTCCATCCTCTAATTCTATAACGTGGCCACATTTATGCTGGTCCGGCTTTTCTGAGTAACCAAAATTTAACTCGTTAAAATCTCCTGCGCACCAATCTATTGTAAATAAATATTTACCTTTTCTTTTTACTTTACGTCTAGATGTATATTGCATTGTACATCCTGCAATTTCATAAAAAGTTGTAACACTTACGTTGTAACTAAAACAATCCCACATAACTAATTCATCAAGTGGTAATTCTTTTACCCCAGGTTTAGTACAAAAAGCTGATATAGGTGCTCTCCACCATAGACCACCATCTTCCATTAAGAAATGAAACATAGGTACTCTGTTTGGTATAGAACTAAAACCAAATACACCTACTTCAAAATATTTATCATGTGAGTCTTTTTGATCTCGTAGATAATTACCTCGAACGTAACACTCTATTACAGGTATGTTTGCATTAAGATAAGCCACTAACTATTTATTTCCCCCCAATTGTCACCCCATTCATAGTCAACCTTGTTTGGTACTTCTAGACTAACAGCATGCTCCATAATTTCAATTATCTTTTTTGCCTGTGCGTCATTTTCAATAGATAAATCTAACTCATCATGTATTTGAATATGTGGTACAATTCCTTCTTTATACAATTCTAACATAGATTTTTTTGTCATATCTGCTGCACTACCTTGAATTAATTTATTTAATGCTTTGTAAGTATAAGCTCTTTTTATCCCTGGTCCGTGTTCCGCCAACGCATCTTCATGTGTCATAGCTTTATGCATACCGAAACTGTTTGGTTCCCACAAATGAAACCTACATAGTCTACCAAGTAAAGTTCTTATCTGACCCCTGTCTTGCGCTCTGTTAGATGCTTTGTCCATCAGTTGTTTTACAAAGGGTACTTTTGCGTGATATGTATTAAATAATTCTGCAGCCTTGTCTTTACTAACACCCAACTCTGCCTGAAGTTTAGCTTTACCCATACCATAAAATAATCCTAAGTTAATTGTTTTAGCTTGTGTTCTTGGTATCTCTGCCATGTCTGCAACAGTTTGGTGAAAGTCTGCGTCCGGATCTGATTCATAAGAATCAACTACATCATACACTGACGGTAATTTATATAATGCTGCGTAGTGTACAACAAGACGTGGTTCCTGCTGTGAGTAGTCAAAGACTCCCCACTTACAACCTTCTTCTGGTATAAATAAAGATCTTATCTTAGGACCTAAATCTTTGTTACGTGCTGGTATCTGTTGTAGATTAGGGTTCTGATAAGAGAATCTTCCAGTCACTGTACCACCACCTGCATTTCTTAATTGGTTTATCTCTGCATGTATTCTACCTTTGTGTTCATAACGTAAAATAGAATCTATAAAAGTTGTATGCGCTTTGTTTACTTCTCTTGCCTTTGCAATCATATTTACAACAGGATGTTTATGTTCTTGTAAAAAGTTTTTTGTAAACGATGGTGCTTGTGTTTTTTCTGTTCTTTCAAATGGTATCTTTAAGTTCTCAAATACATCTGCTATACTACTTGCCGCCCATATCTGTGGACGTACATTAGTTTCTCTTTCTATCGCAGTTAATATATCTTGTTCTTCTTTTACTAAAGTTTTTTTAAGATTGTGTGCTCTTTCTACATCTACACGCACACCTTTAAATCTCATATCAACTAGACATGGAAATAAATCTGTTTCTAATTCCATAATAGATTGTAGGTCTTGTGATATAATTTCTTTTTTCATCTCTTGCCACAGACCATACGTTGCTTCTGCATCTCTTTCAGCATAGCTACCAACATTTAATGATGGCAATTTATACATTTCAGATTTTGGATCTATACCCCACTCAGCTGCTGCCTCTGCAAGTGCTGCTTCGTTTTTACCAAAACCATTGTACTTCCATGACAAACTATTTAAATCATATCTAAATCTATTTTCATCAGTCACAGCTGCCGCTATCATTGTGTCAACAATCATACCATTAATTGTTAGACCCATAGCTCTTATCCAACACACATCGTACATTGCATTGTGAAATATTTTTGTAGAGTTTGTTTTAAGAATATCTTTAAACCATTCTAAAACTTTCTTACGATCCATGTTCCCACCACCCTCATGTGCAATAGGAAAGTATCCTTTGTAATGTGCAGTTGCTACAGCTATTCCTATAACTTCTCCATTACCTATTATAGATCCAGATCCTTTTTTAATCAGGTCAGGGTCCTTTGTCTCTAAGTCAATTGCAATTTCGTCAACTTCTCTTAAGTCTGGAAATTCTTTGGGTATAACCCATTCTGTTTGTGCGCTAAAGGTAGGTATCTTCATCTTGTTTCCTTTTGATATACGTGGTTAATCTGTATTTGTTTTGTTATTTTATCTTTGTTACTAAATGCATACAAAGCAGCGTCGTAGTTGTGTGGAAATATTTCCCAGTCAACTAGTCTTGGATATATTTCTAAATTAAATTTATGTTTATTTATTTTAATAGTTTTTTTAATTATACTTCTTTTCATATTAAGTAACAGAAAACTAATAGACACGTAAACAAACCCATGTAATGTGGTATGTGATTATTTGGTTCCATAGTCCCTTTCTTTTATCATTTCTAAATAATGTATTGCTTTATCTATGTCTTCTATTCCCCCTTTGCGAGAATGTCTGCATATGTATTTTATAGCATTCCCTTCTGCAAAAAGCAATTTGTTCTTGTTTATAAACTCTGCCGGCTGTATTTCCATGTACATGTAATGAGTTCCCGAAACTTGTTTATGTAATGCTTTCGATGTCATAACCTTTGTCCTCCTGTTTAGCTGTCATTATATATAAATTTTGTTTTGTACGTGTAACTCCAACGTACCAAACTCTGTGTTCTTCATCGTGTTTGTCTTCGCTCTTGTCCACTGCTTCTCTTATTTTTTTTGTGTTATCTAAAATAATTAAAACATTTGTTGCCTCACCACCTTTTGCTGCATGTATTGTAGACAGCTTCACTCTTGCAGGCTTGGATAATTGTTCTCCACTACGTAACATTTCTCTAATGTATAAACATTCTTCGTAGTCTTGTGTAAACACTTCATACCAATCATGTGATTTTAAATGATCAAACTCTGTTAGATCATACATTCTTTCTTCTGTAGGGAAAGGATCTGGACTTTGTCCTGTCTGTTCTAAAACATCTTTTACTTCAGATAGAGATAGTAGATCTCCTTGTTGCCATCTTGTGTAATGTTTTACTGCTGTATACAATCTTGTTTTATAACTCTTTCTACCTTTTAGTTCAAAGTAAATAGCCATATCTTTTAAAACAGATTTTAATTTATTTAATTTATCATTAGTTCTGGATAGAATTAACCAATCTCCTTCATACAAAGGTACATCTTCTATTGCCGTTATATATTCCACGGTCCCTGATTCCGGACGCGGTGCCCATGTTTTTTTAATACGCCTATCATCTGGTATGCGACTTAGTATTTGATCTGCAACAAATTGCACTTGTTGTGGCACCCTGTAAGATTGTGGCAAAACTATGTTTTTTGCAGGCTCATCTTGAAATCGTTGTACATCTGCACCTGCCCAACCATAGATAGCTTGATCATCATCACCGGCTAGTATAACATATTTAGAGTTTTCCTTAAGTATATCATACATTTTCCACTGTATTGGAGAGAGGTCTTGTGCTTCGTCGATGAATATTACATCATATTTTGGACACAATTTGGCCACATTAAATTTTTCAATCATGTCGGTAAAGTCTACTAGACCATAAGATTGTTTATAATTTTCTACTTCTTCTTTTAAAATTTGTAATAGATGTTTGTCTATGTCTTCTGAATACATGTCGGTGTTGTATTCTTCTTCTACAGTTACATTCTTTATTCTTGCTGCATTAATTATATTAAAATATTCACTATCGGAATCTACAAAACCTGTCTTCTCTTCACCGTTAGAATAAACTGTAACTTCTATTCCTAATTTACGACCTATGTCCTGGTAGTGTTCGTCTTGCATAACCTGAGCTTTCTTCATACCTAATTGTGTAAAAGCTAAAGAATGTAAAGTTCTAAAATGTTTTAGATCTTTTTTCTGAAATGCTGAGTGATAGTCTAACATTCTATCTACTGCTTCACCTGCAGCTTTAGTTGTAAATGCAAAGTATCCTATCTTATCAATAGGTGTCCCCAGTTTTAAAAATGTTTTAACATATCTTAATAACTTTGTTGTCTTACCTGTACCCGGTGGACCCAGTATTTTTCGAACAGCTTTCATTTATTTTGTCCTTTTATTATATGCTTTATTATAGTAGTTGCAGGATTAAATTTATCATCAATATGTGAACACCCTGTTAAGAGTGTTAAAATTATTAAATATTTTTTCATTACATTATATCCGTATTATGTTTTAGTTTTGTATGATTTATAGTTACGTCTTCAAATTGTTCCATACTTATGCAAACTATGTTCTTCGTAGGTGTATTGTATTTATTTTTTACTGTGCTTGGATATCTTTTTTGTTCTAAAAATTGTATGTCACAATGTTTATAGTTAGTTTTCATCATAACACCTGTTTTGTCCTCACCATGTTTCCAGTTTTTAGATTTTAGCTTGTCATAAAATTTATCAAACTTAAAGTATGCATAACCATCTTCTACTAATACTGTGCCAGATTTAAATGATGCATCGTTCATAGCTTTAGGTCCATTTATTTTTGCATGCAATACATCATGTAATTTTTCTCTTGGTGATGTACCTACCGGTGGATTAATTATTTTTTGTGTTTGGAATAATGCTTCTAAAACTGTTTGATCTTCTGGTGCTTTTATAATTGGTGGTGGAAACCCTGCAGCTTTTGCTATTGAGTTTCTACGTTTACGTTGGTCTGTTACATGTTCGATTGTTTTACAATGCACTGTTGCCTTACCAATGCCATCTGGTTTAGTAACGTCAAATTCATATTCTGGATCTGGTTCTATGTCTATCTTTCTTAAGTTTGTTAATACAGGATACTGTCCTTTTGATCCTGCTAGTATACCAAATTTCTTTTTAACACAGATACCTTTTTTACAAAAATCACTAATAGGACTTTGATTACAAGTGTAACCTTTTTCTGATCTATTCCATGATCTTGTTTTTTGTTTTAATTTATTATCATCCCATGCATTAGCGTGTTCTCTTGCAAAGTATTTTACTGGTGCATTTTTTACTTTCTGTTCCCAATTGTCTGGGTATTTCATTTTAACAAACACATGGTAGTTATACATAAACCTATCTTTACCATCAAATTTTTCTTGATTAGATATTTTAGATATCAATCCAAGACAAGGAGGTCCTTCAACAAAATCTTCATCTACGCCTTCCATAGATTGTTTTTCCATATCTTCTGTAATAGTTTTTAATTCATCTGCACTGGTTGTATTTGCATCTACAACTTTTATAAATTGTTCTAATGTAAAAAATGTACCATCAATATTAACGGCACGTCTTTCTCCGCCGTAGTAGGGTAAATTTATAAATTGTCCTGGTTTCATGATCCCTGTTTCCGGATCCTTGGTTAGTTGTGTTTGCTTAGGAAATATCTCACAGTCTGGTTTAAGATTAAATAAAGGTAAGAGGTTACTTAAAAATGATACAATAACCGTCGATTGTACAAATTCATTCATAAATAAATATAAATGCAGTCCCCCACTTTTAGATTCTATCGGCACTAATGGTAGTTTGTATTCTTGAATAGTTTCTAAATAAAATTGTTTGTCAAAGTTTTCGTATTGTTTTGGGTCTACGTCTATGACTCCAAATACAGCAGTTCCTTTTTCATTAGTAGGCTGTATTCCAACAGATATGTTTCCGTTTAAATGTTCTTGATAAATTGCGTCAGTAAACTCTTCGTAGTTCCATCTGTATACAGGTTTCTTCTTACCACTTTCTGGATCAATAATAGCGTTAGTCCAATCTGCGATACCATACGCATGTCTATAGCCATTAAATATCTTTATATATTCTTGCATAATTATCCTGTCTACATGGGCCACTTAGTCTCCCAACTGGCCCATGTTGTGCACTTATTCTCTTAGAGAATTAGATAATGCTTTTACTTTCCGCTGGTTTTTCTTCACCATGCTTCGCTTTCACTGCACCCTTAGAGATGTTTTCAGAAAACGATTTAGCTTGTTGATAAAGACTTGCGTCAGTAATAGGACCAACTTTACTTACTTCCCAACCAAACCAAGTGCCTTTGTCGTTAGACATTTGAGTAGTCTTTAGTTTGTAAATGTGGCTAAAAGATGCCGGCGTATATAAACCGTTTTTACCTTTTAGTTTTATGCCCGACATCATTGAATTCCATTTTCTACTAATTTTTAATTGAGTAGATTTCATTGATATCAATGCTGTTGATGGACTATCTCCATTTATAATCACAAAATGCGATGCAGTCTTTTCAATATAATTACCATTTGGTAGTCTATCTTTATAGTTTGCATCTGGTTTTGTCTTGGACATGATATCAGAAGATGAATCATAAATTGCAACTGGTGCACCTGGTCCTTCTCCTCTATCTTTCCATTCGATGTACTCGAGTTTATAAAATGCAGGAATGACATCTAAACCTTTCACTCCATCATACAACTCTCCAGTCACGGAATTAAAAATCATTCCGGGTTCTGCACCTTCAACATACTTACCATCACGTTTATTAACTTCTGGTGAAAGTTGTCCTAGGATTTTAAGAAAAGGTAAGGCAAGATCATCTTGACCTATTGAACCCAAACCTTTTGCTGCGTCTTCTTCAAACATGTTAGCCGGAAGAGGAGCAGACTTTTTTTCTGTTACTTCATTCATGGTTATTTATTCCTTGTTATTTTTGTTCTGTTGCTCGTGAACAGGTTAAATAAGTCAGAAGGCATATCGAGTCCAGCCTCAACACGCTCTCTGACTAGTGCTTTAAGTGTCATTGGTTCAACCTTTAGTTTCTGGATAGGTTCATACCCTTGACCTTGCGCAAGGACAGCGTATTGCTGTGCCTTGTTATCTTCGGAACGTCCAAAAGCAACGGTTACCTCATTTTTGATAAGATCACCCAGTCCGTTCTCACGAAGCCATTCGTATGCTTCTTCCTTTTTATCTGCAGGTATAGAAGCACCGTAGACAGGTTTAACTTCTACCGAAGTCCCGTCTGATAATTTTAATGTAGAGATATTCATTTCTTGCATCATTGTAGGTATTACCTCAGCTGATACTAATTCTACTTTTCTTTTCATCTCTTTGTATTCTTGTTCTTTAACTAAAAGCTCTGCTTCTAGTTCTTGTAGTTTTACTACTTGCTCAGAAAGTTTTTTGGCATCATTAGCACCATCTAACTCTTCTCTTTTTTCTTGTTCAAAGTCAATCGACATTGATTTCTCCTTTCTCGTATAAGTTAATTTTTAAAGGATAGTAGACTCTTTCTTGTCTATCCCACTTCAACAAATTAAATTTGCCGTTAGTAATATCAGAAACAATAGAACACGCAATTCCAATTATAGCAGGATCACCTGTTAATAATAAATAGTCTTCTGGAGTATAGTCCTTTAAAAGTTTTTTTAATTTAAAAACTAATGGTCCAGGAGAAAATATTATTTGAGAAAATTCGGGTAATAAAAAATTAAATTCACCATACTCTCTTGCACTCATAATATTTATTTTAGGAGTACCAGCTTTGGTTCCAGGCAATTCTTGTATTACATAAACTTTTCTTCTTTCTGACATTGACAAACAATATAAGATGTTCTATATAGATGTCAACTAGAAAGAATAAAAAAATATGAAATATAAATTTAAGACAGAGCCTTACGCTCATCAATTAAAAGCATTAGAATTATCATGGGATAAATCTTACTTTGCTTATTTTATGGAGATGGGTACTGGTAAATCAAAAGTGTTAATTGATAACATTGCTATGTTGTATGACGCCGGCAAGATCAATGGTGTTCTAATTGTGGCACCAAAAGGTGTATATAAAAACTGGTATGATGGTGAAATACCTGACCACCTACCTGATCACATAGACCATACTTCTGTATTATGGCAATCTATGATTAATAAAAAACAACAGACAGAATTAGATAAACTATTTGCACCTGGAGAAGATCTTCATATTTTAATTATGAATGTAGAAGCCTTCTCTACTAAAAAAGGTGTAGAGTTTGCAGCTAAATTTTTAAGATGTCATAGAACTATGATGGCCATTGATGAGTCTACTACAATTAAAAATCCAGACGCAAAACGTACTAAACATATTTGTACCCTAGGTGAGTATGCAGGATATAAAAGAATATTGACAGGATCTCCTGTAACTAAATCACCATTAGATTTATATAAACAATGTGAGTTTCTTAAAAAAGAATTATTGGGTCACACATCTTATTATACATTTAGAACAAGATATGCTGTTATGAAGACAGCAAACTTTGGTGGTAGGTCAGTACAAATTGTAACTGGCTATCAACACTTACCAGAACTGTCAGAAAAATTAAAACCTTTTTCATACCGTGTCTTGAAAGAAGACTGTTTAGATTTACCTGCTAAAACATTTGTAAAACGTTTAGTTACGTTAACACCTGATCAAAAGAAACTTTATCTACAAATGAAAAATTTAGCACTTGCTCAAATGGATGGTAAGATGATGACAACCTCTACAGTAATGACGCAATTAATGCGGCTACAACAAATAACTTGTGGTCATTTTACAGCTGATGATGGAACTATAAAAGATCTAGACTCAAACAGATTATCAGAGCTTATGAATGTATTAGAAGAAGTAGAAGGTAAAGTTGTTATATGGGCCCATTGGCAACGTGATGTAAATAGGATTATCCGGGAGATAGTTAAAAAATACGGCGAAAATAGTTTTGTAGATTACTATGGTCCTACCCCTATGAGTGACCGTCAAGAAAATATAAGAAAGTTTCAGGATCCAGACTCACCGGTTAGATTTTTTGTAGGCACTACGCAGACAGGTGGTTATGGTATTACATTAACTGCTGCATCTACCATGGTATATTATTCTAATGGCTATGATCTTGAGAAAAGACAACAATCAGAAGCTAGAATAGATCGTATTGGTCAAAACTTTCCAATGACTTATATAGATATTTACTGTGAAGATACTGTTGATGCTAGAATTGTAAAAGCCCTTAAGAAAAAAGTAAACATTGCTAGTCAAATTATGGGTGAAGAATTAAAAGCTTGGATCTAAATTATATCTCTTGCTGAACCTAATATTGGTTTATATTTAGTTTTACCTTCAGATTTATAAGCATGTAAGAATGATGCTCTTGGTGTTCCTTCAATCCACGAGCAATGTATCCAGCCCGAGTTAGGTTCGCCTGGAGTGTAAAACTCAAGGATGAGCTGATCTGGCGTAAGGTTATTTTTAATCCAATCAAAAAGTTCAGCGTTGTCTACACCAATACATTCGAAATCTGCCGCCTCTGCTTTTGCGTGCTGTGAATTTACAGAGCTGCCGATTGCAATACATAATTCTGCGTTACGAAAACCGCTAGTGATCTTAACTCTGCCAAAGTGGTCACGTACTGGCTGTAAAATATTTTCACACAACGCTTTTAATTTATCTACTTGTTCTGCTGTAGGATTGTTATTGATTCCACGTCTGATAGCAGTGTCGCTTTTGGTAAGCTCTGATAAGGTGAAGTTACGTGAAAGATTCATTATTTTGTTATTAACATAAATATCATATTAGCCATTCCCATTATCAACATACCTGCTGAAACTAATACAATTTTTTCAAGTCTATTTATTTGTGACTCTATTTTATGTATCTTATCATGTGTTTGCTTTTGCATAATTCTGCAAAGTTTTTCATGATCTTCTATTTTTTGTAATGCGTTTTTTGCCATATTATCCTCTACCAAATAGTAAATCTAATTTCTGTTGTGTTGTCAAGTTGTTAAAATTACCGCCTTGTACTTGTGCTGACACAGCTTCCGCATCAATACTAGGTAAATTAAGTGTTGTAGAACCTAGTGGTGTGTCTTGCATGATAGGTTGTAATGGGTTTGCAAATACAGGGAACTCTGGAAGTTCTAAACTTACATCTGCAAACTGACTTTCTAAATCTGCAATCACATCTGCAGCTCTATCATAAGGATTTGCTGCTCCTATTCTTGCAGCATTTTCTTCAAAAGCATTGTACACTTCATTTGAAACACTATAAGGTCTAAATATGTTTTCATCAATTGCACTAATTTCAGCATTAGAAATTCTATCTAGTGATCCGTAAAAACCTTCTTCAGAAATATTTAATAACCTTGCAGCATCCATGTCACCTTTTAATTCTTTTTTTACATTAAACAATGCACGGTTAGCATTTATATATGCGTCTACAATTTCTGTTGACTCAATAGGTCCACCTTTTAATGCGACTCTAGTAAATAATGATCTTGAATCCCTTACACCTTTTTGAAAGTTTGCAACTTTAAAATTCATAGCTCTTTCAGGATTTACATTGACTGCTCTAAAACCAAACAGTCCACCAAACTCATCACCAAATTCAAAGTCTTGACCATACTCATCAAACTTACCTTTAGTAATTACATCAACAGATTCTATGGATTGATCTAATCTTTTTAATTGATCTAATGAAAAAGGCATTTGTGCTTTTACTAAGTGTGCAAATATTTTACTATTACGATCACCTGCTGTATCTTGATCACTATACACTTGTGCACCATCTCTAGTTCTACCACCTCTTGCAATAATATCTAGTGCAGCTTCAGTCCAAATAGATTCTGATATAAAAGGCTGACCAAACTCTGACGTAGCTGTGAATAAACCTCTTGCAAAGTCATCCATCATACCATCTTCATCTGTTCTACCATCTTGAACTGCATTAACGATTGATTGTAATGGTCTAATTAATGTGTCGTATGCATTAGCATGACTAAAATCTATATATTTAAAACTACCGTCTTCTTGTTTAATGGGTAGCAATGTAGAGTTTTTAGACCATTGGGCTGCAAACCTTCGAATTGCCTCTCTTTCCTCGTCTGTGACGTCGTATAGGGCCTGGAATGCTGCTGTTGTGGCTACTGGTATAGCTGCAACTGTAGTCGTAAATCCCATTAATCTGGTATATCCAATACCCTCCATAGGTTTTACAACTCTACCATCAGGTAAAGTTATAGTCTCGTTTATCTCTCTTAATGCACGTCTTACAATATTTGTACCTGTTCTAGCTATCTCTGCTGGAAACGATACGAAATTACCGATAGGTAATTTTCTTAAACCTTTTACAAAGTCAGATACATAATCATAGTTAGGTATATTATTTCTTACAATGTCAGCTGCTTCTTCTTTTAAAAATTTTTCATCTAGTCTTACATCAACACCATTACGTTTAAAAAATTGTCCTCTTGTTACACCAATCTTTTCATATGCTTTTTCTAATCTAGATTTTTCTACAGCCCAAGAATATATTTTCCAGAAGTCATCTTCAGCTGTATATAAATCTTGTGATACAGATTTTAATTTTGATAAAGGTTTTAATAATAATCTCATACCTTTGTCAGATGTCATGGTCTCACCAAAATTTACATCTTGTAATAGTCTTGATAGATCTCCAAGTCTTACGTTAGAGTTTACGACACCAAGCTCTAATAGTTCTTGATATAAATCATTTTGTTGTCTTGTGCCTTTAAGTGGTGTTTGTAATGCTTGGTAAGCTTGTTTAATTGCTTGTCCATCTATTGCTGGTATAATACCATTTGCAGCTGCAAACGCACCTGCACTTACAAAGTTTCTTAAGTGTGTTACCGGTGATAAAATTGTTTTAGCAATCTGTGACGTAGCTTTAGGATACAATACTAAACTTTCATATAATCTTCCCAGTATACCAGGGCTTTGTGTATTTAAAGATGTGGCTTTCATAGCTTCA